ATCTTGCTCGTAAGGTTCGCTTAGCGACGATCCTAGGTACATTCCAAGCGTCTTTGACAGACTTCCCATACCTATCCAGTGAATGGAAGAAGAACTGCGAAGAAGAGGCATTGTTGGGTGTATCTCTAACTGGCATTCTTGACAATGAGAATATGGCAAATGATGTCATCAATCTGGAGAAGGGTTTGATCCAGCTCAGGGAACTAGCCATTAAGACAAACAAGGATTTTGCTAAGAAGCTTGGAATCAATCCAGCTGCAGCAATTACTTGCGTGAAGCCGAGTGGCACAGTTTCACAACTGGTCGATGCTGCTTCTGGTATTCATCCTCGTCACAGCGAATACTACATTCGTACTGTTCGAGCAGATCAAAAAGATCCTCTTTGCAATATGATGATCGATATGGGATTCCCACACGAGAAGTGTGTGATGAAACCAGATTCAGTTATGGTATTCTCTTTCCCAACAAAGTCGCCAGATGGATGCTTAACTCGTAATGATCTTTCTGCACTTGATCATTTGAGTCTTTGGCTAACATATCAAAGATTCTGGTGTGAGCATAAACCAAGTATCACCGTAACTGTTCGTGAGAACGAATGGATGGAAGTTGGTGCATGGGTGTATAAGCACTTCGATGAGATCAGTGGTATTTCTTTCTTACCACACAGCGATCATAGTTATCGTCAAGCACCATATCAAGAATGCACCAAAGAAGAATTTGAAGCATTGACTGAGAAGATGCCCAAGAATGTGAATTGGTCAGATCTACACAAGTATGAGAAGGAAGACAAGACTACAGGCACTCAACAGTTTGCATGTAGTGGAGACAAGTGTGAGTTAGTAGATCTTACTAGTTAATATCATGAAAGTGGCATAATGCCATATACATATTACTGGTATGAAGAGAGGAGTTTTAAATTCTCTTCGGATATTTCTTGTACTTGTCTTGCTTCAAGCATGTACACCAAACGTCACTACCGATGCGCCTAGCGCACCCCCACCTAAGTGTGGGGAACTTGAACCAATAGCAGAAGCCCCGCAAGAGACACCATTATTCTTGCGGGGCTTTATGCTGTTGGAGGAAACTCAAGACCCAGCTATTGGATTCTTAGCAACTGATTCTGGAAACCTTATAGGTTCTGCTGTTCTCATTCATCCAAACATTGCAATTACTGCAGGGCATTGCTTGGATGGACACCAAGCAAAATGGTTTATTGCTGGCGGAATGTCAAACGAAGTAGAAAGTTTTGTTCTACACCCAATGTATAAAATTGGAGATGTTTTAGTAGTAGACGTTGGTTTAATTCTATTAAAGTATCCTTCTACAATTACTCCACTACAACTAGTACCTAAAAACTATACCTACACAAAATTGCAATCTATTTGTGCAATTGGTTATGGTGGTGGAGTCAAGAAGAAAAGCAATCCCGACACCTTTTCTTATTTTGGCACCACAATAGAAGAACCTTGGTGTTTTAAAATGTTACCAATATTTGGTAGTGTGTGGTTTGGAGATTCTGGTGGTGCAGTAGTAGATGAGAATGGATTACTAATTGGCATCATATCTTCTCTTTTAGTTTATCGTGAACGCTTGTATGAAAATAATGTAATCAGACTTCCGGAATTGATTGATTGGATAGAAAAAACAGAGGAGATTATATGCAATTAAACAAAATACAGCGTGGATTAGTAGCTGCTTGTGGTTTTTTAATTGGAATCATTTTAGCCAGAATCATTGGAATATAAACCTAACACATTACCCATAAATACCTGTATGATAATAGCAGGTGTAGATTACAGTTTAACTTCACCTAGTATTTGCATCTACAACTCTGCATCTGGTAAATTTACATTTGAACATTGTATGATATATTTTCTTTCTGATGTGAAGAAAATGCATACTTTGTTTTTAGGAAATGTTCGCGGAGAACCCTTTGAGGATTATGATCACGAATGCAAGAGATACGACACAATTTCGGATTGGGCGATGCAGTACCTAATAGGTTGCACGATGGTTGGCATAGAAGACTACGCTTACGCAGCCAAGGGCCGCGTGTTCCATATAGCGGAGAATACGGGTATTCTCAAATACAAACTGTTTCAACAAATGATACCAATAGAGACATTTCCACCAACAGTAGTGAAGAAGAACGCAACCGGCAAGGGGAATGCGGACAAGACCAAGATGTACGAGTCTTTTGCATTAGAAACTGGCGTGATGCTGAAAGACATCGTTAGTCCCAATAAAAAAGATGTCGGAAACCCCGTTTCCGACATCGTAGACTCTTATTACATCTGCAAGAGCCTTTGGCAGAAGATTTCTGCCTCAAACTAATATGATTTGTTTATTCAAACTGCGTAATGTATAAATACCTTACCAACAGTTGAATTGGGATTGACCTTATCAGCTCCTCTCATTCGAGGATTTACCCAAAGTGTCGTGGCTGGATCACCTCCTTGTAATAGGGGTCCCCTTTGGAAAAGTTCACATTGAGGGTGCATCGGTAAAATCATTTTAGTCCTTTTTCGCATGATCCCTTTCTCTGTAATATCTCGTACCCGCGAGAGCAAACTCATACCGTCACTGGTATGTTTTTGTTTATAGTGGCTGATCTGGTTTTACTACTGGTTCATCTTTGTGCTGACCATCTTCACATAACAGAGGTCTGCGAACGAATTCTCTATATGCCCATAGTGCAGTTATAACTGCGATGGGAGCATACCACAAAACCCAACCATATGAAGCCTTTACTCCGCCTGCTTGTGCAATCTGGTCTTTTAATTGCAGCATAACTACGCTGTCGCCACTCATGTCTGGAACAATAGTTGGAGAAACATTACAACCAAATAGGAGTAATGATATGCCGATTAATAAAATAATTCTCATGGATACTCCTTATGATTTGTTGGTTGCAGCAGCTGAACCGAAGTAGAAACCTACTATGCTCAGCAAGATTTGACGATTTTCAGATGCCCAGAGAAATCCATTAATTTCTACAAAGAACTTCTTGCTGCTCTGTGGAAACAAACCAAACAATCCTTCTGGGCTGGTAGTGTCAACTTCTACAAAAGTTGGTACACCAAAGAAGGGAAGAATAAAGGGTGCTGCAAAAGCACCAAATAGTATTGTAAGCACGATGATCTGACGAACAGCTTTGCCGGAATCAATTGATACTCTTGCAACTGCTTTGTCTTGATTATCTGTGGTTTGCTTGTTTGCTTGAATGAGCTGAGTGAACATCTCTTTTTGGTCTTGACTCTTCTGAGCAAGAAAACGAAAAAGAAACCCAGTAGCACCACCAGCAATCATGCTAATCAATTCGGGTGAAAACATAATAACCTCCGTTGTAAGTATTTATGACGTAGTAGCGCCAGGACCAAATCTTTTTGCGGCATTTTCTGTGTTCTTAGCTGGGAATCCACCAGGACCCTCTCGCACAAATTTGGCTTGAGTTTCTGATACTCCCGGTTTTCCCATAGAAGACACAAAGCCTTCATGTTCTTCTTCTGCGTGAGTTTTTAAGCCTGGAAACTGATCGGAGTGTGTTTTAAACTGATCTAGTATTGCATGTTTGGCATTATTGATATGTGCATGTGCTTGAAATAAACCACCAATAGATGATCCGTGTTGATCTATTGTAGAATGAAATGAATCTGTCATTGTCTTCTTGGTTTTGTCCGACAATCCTTTTTGTGAGGATTTTGCCATATGAACAGGAATGAATTCTCTTAATCCTTGAGTTGTTCTTTCGCCAGTTGTTCTTGCTGCATGATTTGAATACTCTTGAACCATTCTATGAAACTTTGTATCACTCGGTAAAGTCTTTGCAAACTTTGCTATATCTTTATTTGCTAGAATTTTCTTTGCAGCAGTGATAGACGAAGAAACAGTTTTATGTAATTTTGGATGAAGACCTAATTTGGTTTGTTTGGTAATTGCCAAATCGGGAATCCAAGCACCAGAGACTTTCAATCCAGACGTATCTGGATGACTAGAAACTTTACGAAGATTTAAGCCATCTGTTGTATATTCTGAGTGTGGAGCAAATC